AAGAACACGATCGAGCCTGAGGACAAGGACATCACCAAGATGATCGCCGAGGCGGACCGGCTGCAGATCTCGATCGACAAGGCCGAGGCCAAGCTCAAGGAAAAAAAGGACCGTCTCAAGGAGATCGACACGACCGTCAAGAAATACATGACCGGCCAGTTCCGGGATGGTGACACCAAGGTCGAGCTCACTGGTAAAAAGTTTACCTGGACACTGAGCCGGACCACCAAGACGATCGTAGACTCGGCCAAGCTCAAAAAGGACGGACTTTTCGAGCAGTACAGCAAGACCAGCGAGGCCATGACGCTCAAGAAATCTCTTATCGAGGAGGACAAAAAATAATGACAGGACGTATCAAGCACGCTCAGAGGAGCAAGAGGAGCAGCCACAAACAGCCGGATTTCACAGCGTTTAACCGTGCCGGTTATGCCAGAGCACTCAGCCGGCCCAGCGCGTCGCCCGCCGGTAGTATTCTCTCAAGGCTGCTCATGCCCTTTATGGGACGCAAACACGACGCATGAGGAGGCGCGCAATGTGGCTCTTTAAGAAGAAAGAGGACACGGCGAGGATACGCGAGCTTGAGATCACGCTCAGGATCCTCAGCGCTTCGATCCTCGTCAAGAGCAATCGTCCCAGCGGGCTCCATGCCCGGGACAATAAACTGCTCTCCCAGTATGTAAGGACAGTCGACGAGCTCGAGAAGCTGAGCGCCGACTGGCGGAAAAAGGATGTATTAAACAGGAGGTCAAAATGAAGTTTGAGAAATTTTTCAAGAGTGCCGGCATTTACGGCAAGGTGATCAGCCGCGGTTATAAGAAATGGCTCGTCTGCGGCGGGGTCGGTATGGTAGTCCCGGACGGACTGTGTGAGAACCTCAGCAAAGGCGTGGACAGCGGAAAAGCTAAGATGATCGTCGACGCCTTGTGTGAGACGTTCGACCAGGAGCCGGTTGTACTCTCCCGCGCATATCTGGCCAAAGATGGAAAGCCCTCCGAGGTGCTCAGGATCTTTAGAGACGAGGCCGGTAATGAGGTCGCGATCACAAACAAGGATTTCGGACTGCTCGAGCGATCCGACATCGCCCTGTACTGGGTGGACATCGAGGACGATACCGATGAGGACAAGGATCCCCAGACGCTGAGGTTCCTGATCGTGCAGGACAGCGACGACAACGTGATCGGATTCATTCACGGCATCAATCCTAACGGTCTGTTTTAATTAACAGAATTTTACATATTTTGCACTTAAACAGATCTAAATGCAAAAAAACCACAAATATTTAACTTAGGAGGTTCAGAAATGGCAAAGATCAAATTATCAGAGGGAAGCTTTTCGCTGATCCCCGAGGGGACTTATGTGTTCAAGATCACCGCAGTCGAATACAAGGAAGATTTCGGAAAGATGAAAGTCTCCATGCAGACCAAGGACGGCAAGAAGCACACGGAGCAGTTCAGTATGATGACCGACAAGGGCGAGATCAACCAGGGCGCGGTCAATGCGTTCTCCTATTTTGCTAAGACAGCCCTTAACAACTACGAGCTGGACGAGATCGATGATCAGGACCTTGTGGGCTGCTATATCAAGGCGACCGTAACACATGAAGATTTCGAGTATACAAGGGGCACCAAGAAAGGACAGACCGGAAAGAACGCCCGACTCAATGACTGGGCTGTTGCTACCAGTTTTGAGAGCGCCGGCGCGGATCCGGAGGACGATGACCTCGACGACCTCGACGATCTGGACGACCTCGACGATCTTGAGTAACAAGAAGCCCGAGGCCCGGCTGCAGGATAAGGCGATTGAGTACCTGCAGGCGTCAGGTATCTACTACCTCAACCTGTTTGGTGACGGCTGGTCGGGTAAAGGCAAGCCCGACCTGATCGCCTGTATAGGTGGCCGTTTTGTAGCGTTCGAGTTAAAGGTCGGGAGTAATTCGATGCAGGCTGACCAGAGAATACACAAGAGACGGATCGAGGCGTCCGGCGGCCTGCATTACTCTCCTTACACCTTAGAGGAATTTATCCGGATAGTGGAGGATTTACAAAAATGGCACTGACAAAAGAGGACAGGATAGAGCTTTATAAACTGTTTATGCCGATCCAGTACGGCAGCACCCACTTTGTCGAGAAGCTGGACAAACTCGGATTCTTTACCGCTCCCAGCTCCGCAAAATACCACGGTGCTTATGAGGGTGGATTGTTTGACCACAGTTATTGGGTAGCCGAGCAGCTCCTCAATTATACCAAACAGCTCGGCCTTATATGGCAGGACGACCGGTCCCCGTACATCGTCGGAATGTTCCATGACATCTGCAAGTGCGGGCAGTACGAAAAGGACGGAGATAAATATACTTATGTATCCCCGCTCTGGATCCCCGGCCACGGCGAGAGATCTGTCATAGAGCTGCAGCGTTTGATCAGACTGAACGACGAGGAGATCGCCTGTATTCGCTGGCACATGGGCGCGTTCGACGATAAGGAGCTTTGGAAGAGCTACACGCTGGCCGTCAAGCTTTATCCCAATGTCCTGTACACTCACACGGCCGACATGCACGCGGCCCACATCATGGGGATCTGACTATGGCCAAGGACAAGGACCTGAAAAGGAACAAGGACGGCTATGTCGACCCTACTGCCTATCCGGCACTCAAGAAGATGGACAGCCGCCGGCGGACGATCGGCAAGCTGATCAAGACTATCTATAACGTGGCCCACCTGGCGGGGTGCCGGGTCGAGCAGATCATAATCCTGGACGAGGAGACGGGTCAGGAATACACGGAGTAATAACATGCAGTACATCATTTTGGACGATAAGAAAAGAGCGACACACGGCTTTAAGGACGGCGAGGGAGCCAAGGACTGGAAGATGGTCAAGGACTTCGACAACGTCGGCCTGATCGTCCCCAAGCCTTTTATCGTTTTGGACTTCGACACCAAATCGGACGCGGACATCATGCTGCAGATCATAGAATCGCTCGACCTCAAGTGTCGAGTCATGAAGACGACGCGCGGTATCCATGTCTGGTTTCGGTCAGAGGAGCCCTGGAAGAATTTCAAAAAAACACGTCTTGCCATAGGTATCTTTTCAGACTGCAGATCTCACTCCAAGAACGCCTATGTCAAGATCAAGGACTCCGGTCAGATGCGGAAGTGGATCCGAAAGATCCCTTTCGACGAGGTGGAGGAGGTTCCCAAGTGGCTGTATCCGATCAGCAGCCCCGGCCATAACTTCGAGTTTAAGGGCATGACGGACGGCAGCGGACGGAACCAGGAGCTGTTTAATTATATCGTCTACCTGCAGACCAAGGGATTCACTAAGGACGAGATCCGGACGACGATACAGATCGTCAATGATTATGTTTTCGCCGATCCGCTCGATGATCAGGAGGTCGCTACCATCTGCAGGGACGAGGCTTTTAAACCGGACGAGGAGATCCAAAAGGAGATCGACGAGAAAAAGCGGCCAAGCTGGAGCCATAACGAGTTTGGCGACGAGCTGATCGATGCCTATCAGATCATAACGGTCAATGGCCAGCTGTATGTCTATGAGGACGGCTTTTATCAGCAGGACGAGAGAATCATAGAGCGGAAAATGATAGATCTGTATCCGAGCATCAGACGGCAGCAGCGCGGTGAGGTCCTGGACTATATCAAGATCCGGACACATAAGCGGGGTGAGGACATTAAGATCCTGCCGTATGTGATCAACCTCAAGAACACACGCCTTGACATCCGGACAGGGAAGTGCCTGGAATACGACCCGGACAAAATCGAGTTCGCGCGGATCCCGGTCACTTATGACCAGTCGGCCTATTGTGCAGATCTTGACAAGATGCTCAACAGGGTGTTCGTCGGCGACAGGGAAGTGATCAACCTTTTCGAGGAAATGATAGGTTACTGCCTGATCAAGTCGAACCGCTACCAGAAAGCGTTTATCATGGTCGGCTCCGGATCCAACGGCAAGAGCACGATCCTCGACCTGATCGAGGAATTCCTGGGAGCAGCCAATTACAGCTCGCTCCCCCTGGAACAGGTGACGGACCGGTTCAACAAAGCCGAGCTCGAGCACAAGCTGGCCAATATCGGTGACGACATTGACAACGTGGCCATTAAGGACAGCGGCACGCTCAAAAAGATGATCTCAGGCGAGTCGATCACAGTAGAGCGCAAAGGAGAGAGGCCGTTTAAATTCCGGCCGTACGCCAAGCACATCTATAGCGCCAACTCGATACCGAGGAGCTTCGACAAGTCAGAGGGATTCTATAGGCGGTGGATATTTATCCCATTCAACGCGACGTTCTCGCCGGATGATCCGGATTACGACCCGATGATCTTCGACAAGATTACGACTGATCAGGCGCTCTCTTACCTGCTCAACCTCGCGCTTAAGGGAGCCAGGCGCCTGATGAAACAGGGCAAATTTACACAGCCGGCGAGCGTGGCCAACGCTCTCGAAGCGTACAGGACCGACAACTCGACGACTCTGTCGTGGATCGAGGACAAGGGCCTAACTGAGGAGTATTTTCTGGCCAACAGTACAGACAAGATCTATAGCGATTTTACTGACTGGTGCAAGACGAGCGGCGTTAAGCAGCCTAATGTCACCGGCAAAAAGATGTTCAAGCGCGAGATCTGTAACAAGTTTGATTTCGAGGAAAGCCCCAAGCAGAAAGCAGACGGCAAGCGCTACCTTATGGCGAGGATAGATTAAAAGGTAATTAAGGAGAACACCATTACGATTCACAAGGTGGGAAGAAATGAAAAAACAAAGAAAGGTTGTAATTACTACCACATATAACGAGCTGGGGATAATTATTGATACAAAGGTGGAGGAAGCGCACAGCCAAACTTGCAACCAACTTGGCACGGATGCGATAAGCAGACAGGCGGCGATTGATGCGCTACACATGGACACAAGTATCATACCGTTTGAAAAAGCAAGAGAATATGCAGATGCTACGATATCAGAGATACGCAACCGCCTTGAGAAGTTGCCGTCCACACAACCCGACATCATACGGTGCAAGGACTGCAAGCACTGGATTCCTTATGATTGGATGTTTAGCGATGTGTGGCGAAGTAAGAATATGGCAGATTATCCCGAAGATGAGATAGGGTGTAATTGTAGCGATATGGCAATGAAAGCAAACGACTTTTGCAGTCGGGCAGAGAGGAGAGAGGTGACGGAATGATTAGAATGACACAAAGTTTTTCTGTTTGGTGCTTAAAGTTCCATAGGGACATCTACTCGCTCCTGATGTTTGAACACATTGAATTGCTGACGAAGGAAATGTATCAAGAATATCTTGATTGGGTGCAGACGGACGAGGGTAGACAATATCTCGAAGGTGGGAGTAAGTACAAGGACAAGAGGGTACCAGGATGAATGACCAATGTATCAACTGTAAGATCCGTAAATGGTGCTATCGGGAAGAACCGACCGAGGACTGGACTTGTGACCATTACAAGTCAGACGACGATTATGTGGATTTTCTCGACGAGGACCGACCCGAGGAAGAAAAGCAGACATTGATGGGCTATTAGGAGGTTAATTTTATGCGTACAACGGATGTAATAATGAAAGATTTTCCGGCCGTTATTGATCTTTTGACATATTTATATGCGGACGAAAATCACGAGGTTATCGTCCCGGGGATGATTCCGGGGACAGAATTTAAAATTAAAATGGATGAGCATTGTAATATCTTATCGGCTTTTAAACCTAGAATCGCCTCCGATGGGAAAGACGAGTTTTCAAATTTCGCAATTGATCGTAATATAACGATCCGTCAATTAATCAATGTTATCGCCAATTTAAAGGAAATGCCCGCGGTAGAATTTCCAACGGCATTTAAAAACCGATGGGATGAGGTTAAAACGATCGCCGGGACAATCAGAGGGCTGAATATGGATAGGAGGTCATTACAATTATGATGCATCATTTGAAACTCAATGTTGATTTTGCCGACGCCGTTCTCAGCGGCGAAAAGAATTTTGAAATTCGGCAAAACGACCGCGGATTCCAGAAAGGTGATCGGGTGGATTTTACGGTTATGGATAGGTTAGGCATGATAATCAACCATCCGTTAAACGATCGTGTTTTTATCATTACATATGTGCTCAATGGATGGGGATTGAAAAACGGTTACTGTGTTTTCGGCATACGTAAAGCCTGGGAGGACTAACAATATGACAAATATTAACAAGACGGCAATAGTGAGGGCTGTGACGGTGCTGCTGATCATCGCCTTGACAGTCATTTATATGAGGTGCTGATATGGCAAGACTCAGGAATAACGCCGGCAACATGGAGATCGGCTATGTGAATGTCGGCTCACAGAAAAAGTTATATGTCCAGATCGGCAATGAGCGCCAGTATTACGGGACACTGATGAGCACGAAAGCCGATAAGTTTCTAAAGATGCTCGAGAAGTGGGACGAGTTAGGAGGCGCCGATGAGACGACAGGCACACGTAAAGGCGTATAAGCGCCTCGAAAAAGAGGGCGACCGCTGGACCATGGTCCTGTACTCGTCCCTCGCGCTGGCACTGTTCCGCCATTGGAACATGAAAAAGACCGCGATCCTGAGATTGATCGATGTCACATGGACCGCCTGGCGAGAGTGCGCTACTGATTATGACAAGAGCATGATCAAGATGTGCGAGGAGATCACCGGGATCGAGATCCGGAACGGCGACGGAGCCGGCTGGCGGGATGTGTCTTATCTGAATGGTGAGGACCTTGGCCAGATGTCAGACGAACAGTGGTTATATATGCGTCAGCAGCAGATCAAATGGTTACGGCCGAATATCATGGCCTGTATCCTGATCGGCCTCAACCGCAAATATGGTTTTGGCCTGGAACGCTGCAACCGGATATATGAGCAGATCCAAAGCATAGAAGCCGAATTTAAAGATAACGAAAAACGTCTCATGCGGGCCGCCAAAGAGGAGACCGGCCTGGACATGGATGAGATCATCAACCGGAGGACAAGGCCGGAGTAAGGAGGGGTAAGAAGTGAGACAGATAAAATGTGACAGATGTAAGCGTATCATTGTACACCGACGCGGCGGTGTTACAGTCCTGGATGATAAAATCGGCAGGATCAGCATCTCCTCCGAGACTGAGGTCGGACTGGCCGGCGAGGAGAATATCGGCCAGCTTGAGGACTGGGAGCTTTGCCCCGACTGTATCGAGAAGATCGTGAAATTTATCCGTAATGAGGAGACCGAGGAGCCGCCGGAGGAGCTTCCGGACGAGAAAAAAGCACCTGAGGAGCCGGAACCTGTCGCTGATCAGCGCGAGGGTACCGAGGACGAGGCGCTCGTTGCCCCGGAGGAGAAGCAGGTGGATCTTACCAAATTCGAGCCGGCTGAGGTCCATGAGGACAAGTCTAAATCCTCTGTAAGGATGATCACTCCTGAGACAAGGAAGCAGATCAGAGATCTGGCCAAAGACGGAAAGTCTGCCCGTGAGATCTCAGAGCTGACAGGCGTCTCGATACCGACGGCCAACAAGTACATGAGGAGGGCGACAGATGGCCAGACGACTTAAAAAGT